CCCGCCGTAGCCGGTCTCCAGCGCCGCCGCGTAGGGCGCGCCGCCATTCAGCGAGACCACAATCCGCGCCCCGTTCACCTCCGCTCTCCCCTCGATGGCGCCCCTCGCGCGGCCGGTTCGGTCGGTCCAAGGATGGTGCGCCCGGGCTTCGGCCTCCATCCGCGCGGCCAGCCCCCGGGCGGCCTCCGCCGCGGCCCCGAAGCGGCGCTCCTTCTCATCCGCCAGCGCGCGAACGGCCGGCCCGATGTCCAGGTTCATTCCGCTCATGGAATTTCCTCCAGCCGGTAGGTCTGGTACGCGCCGCGGTCGATGGCGCTGACGATCCGGTAGCGCCCGCCGGGCAGCGCCAGCTCGTCGCCCGGCAGCGCCTCGGGCAGCTCGTCCGGGTACAGCGCCATCAGGTAGCGCCCGTCCGGCTGGTCGTAGAGCTGTCCGGGCAGTTGGGCGGAGTACACGCCGCCCCGCTTTTCGTAGTAGAATCCGCCCGCCTCGCCGACCACCGTCCCCTCCGGGGGCCGGAGGACCTGCCCGTCCAGGCGGGTCCTCCGGGCGGTGGCGCGGCGCAGCCTCGTTCGCAGCACGCGCTCATAGGGTTCCAACCGGCTCATCCTCCCGTCCTCAGGATCGCGCCGCCCCGGTTGGGCCGGTAAGCGGCGGCCATTCCCAGCCAGTACGCCCGGTCCGATGGCAGGCTAGTGCCGTCGGGCAGCGTGGCGGCGTCCATGCGCGCCTTCGCCAGCGCGCCCAGGTAGATCGCCCCGGATACGTCGCCGCCCGCCTGCTCAAAAAAGGCCTCAAGCTGCTCGTCCGTCAGCGCCCGGCTTTCCCCGGCCTCGTCCAGCACGGTTAAGATCAGGTTCAACTGCTCCTGGGTCATGCGCCGATCACGACCGTCACCGGCTGGGACGCGGCCACCGCCCTGCCGGAATCGTCGCTGGCGGCCACCACCAGCTTGTGCCCGGCGGCGGAGGCGATCTCAGCGGCGCCGTCCACCAGCGTCAGCTGCGTCCAAGTGGAGAGATCGTCGCCCAGCGCCGGGGCGGTCTGGCCGGACGCCGCCTTGTAGACCAGCGTGCCGATTGGCGTACCGTCGTCGTAGGCGGCGCCGGACACGGTGGCGATCGTCTTGCCGGAAGACCCGGCCGCGCAGAGAAGCGTCAGCGGCGAAAGCTGGGTCCTCAGCGCGTAGAGAGCGCCGCGCTTATTCGAAAGCACAAAGGCGTCGTAGTAGACGCGGCCCTCGCACAGCGTGCCGTTGATGCCCGGCGGGTTGTCGTGCAGCTTGTACTCGGCCAACTTCTGCGGCGCGGTGGTGGCCTTCGGGTGGGCCAACAGCAGCTCGATACCGGCGGGCAGGTAGCTGGAGGGCACGGCCACGATGGGCGTCATGTCCGCCTCGCCCACCTGGCCGCGGATGCGGGTGGCGGGGTCGATGGTGGCGGCGGCGGTGAAGTTGGGATCCAGCTGCAGCTTGACGCGCATGGGGTGGCTGATGAACAGCACGCGGCCCTCGCGGGGCACCAGCATCTCGTCCAGATGCTGGTTGGCGGCCAGGATGCGCTCGTAGGGCTTGACGCCGCCCGCGTAGTCGCCCAATTCGACGCGGCCGGCGAACGCCGTCATGCGGTGCAGGCGGTAGCGGTCGATCTCCGGGGTGATGACCTCGTCCTGCTGCCGCCGAAGCGCCAGCCCCGCGTTCAGGCTGCCGGCGGATTCGTCGTCCGAGGCGCGGTCGACGGTGAACGTGAACGCGCGGTCCCTCGCCATCGCCATCTCCTGGGTGGTGTTGTCCAGCTCCGCGGGGGTGCCGTAGCGGTTCTGCCCGGTGCGCTGGTAGTCGCGCATGGCCGCGGTGGCGGTGGAGAACACCTTCACCGTCTGCGCGCCGACGAAGTCGTAGTCGTGGTTGACCGCCGCCTCGGTCAGCGACTGGGCCGAGAACCGTTCGTCGATGATGTCGGAATACTTCGTGACCAGATTCTGCGCCATAATTTAAACCCTCCTCGTTTGTTGTGTGCCGTCAGTCCCCCATGAATCCCCGTTCAAAAGCGTCGCGGCGGAACCTCCGCGCGCCGCGGTTCTGGCCGGTGCCCGCGCCGCCGCGCAGTTCCGGCACGTCCGTCAATACCCTTTGAACCGCCGCCGCGATCGCCTCCCTGGCGCCCGGCTGCTCCGGATCGATGTCCGCCGCGTTCGCCAGCCTCGCCGCGTAGTCCAGCCGGTTCTCCGGCACCCCCAGCGCCGCGGCGGCGGCCCGCGCCTCGGAAAACGCCGCCTTTGCCGCATACGCTTCCAGCCGCCGCCGCCACTCCGCCTCGCGCGCGGCGGCCTCGTCCTCCGCGCCGTGGGTATCTTCTGCCGGGACAGCCGCCGCGGCCTCGTCCACCTTCTCCGCCGCCTGTTCCGGTTCGCCCGCCTGTTCCCATACCTCCCCGGCGGCCTCCCCCGCCGCGCCCGGCCGCTCCGCCATCGGTTCCCGCTTGTCCATTTGAACCTCTCCTTTCAACTCCAATTCTTCCAGCCGCCGCCTATGCGCCGAACAGCCCCCGCTCCAGCCCGATCTGCCTCAGTTCGCCGTCGGCGTCGGCGCCCGGCTGCCACTTCCGGATGTAGCTCAAATGGCTTCGCGCGCCGCCCGACACCTCGGCGAGATCCCGCGCCCGCTCGTCCTCCTCATCGTCCGGGATCGGGTACAGGTGCTCGACCTTGACTTCGAACCGAACCTCCGGCAGCTCCTCCACGCCGTAGATCCCGGCCATCTCCACCAGCTTTTTCGCCATCCACCGGAGCGCGTCGTCCCACTCGGCCCACTTTTCCTCGCACCGGCACATCAGCCCCCAGTACACGGCGCGCATCGCCTTGCCGCTGGCGGCGAAGCCCTTCAGCGCCTCGACGCTCACCTCGGGCACCGACATCAGGTCGTGCATGTCGCCGCGGATGCGAGCGATGGCGTGCTCATAGCGCTGGTCGTAGCCGAACTCAGGCTCCAATACGCTGGCGGAGGCCTGCCCCGAACCGGCGCGGGACGGGTCGGTGGCCAGGTCGATCAGCGCGCCGGGGGCGATCACCACGTGCTCCACCGACGCCTGGGACGCGTCCACCAGCACCTTCTGCGGGAACATGTTGAACCTCAGCGCATCGATGTCGTCGCTCCTCAGCCGGTCGTAGGCGCGCTGGTTCCCGGCCAGCTCGCGGGCGTCGCTTTCGCCAAAAAGATCCCCTGTCAGCCCGTCGTTGACGATCACATAGGCGGGCACAAAGGAGAGCCCCGTGTCCTCGCCCTGGCGCCTCGCCTCCACCAGCCGCCCATAGCCGTCGTACACGCCCTCGTCGATCCGGCACCGGCCGCTGTCCATCCATAGCTTCCTGCGGTAGACCCGCTGGCGCGCCCGTTCCGCGAAGTCGTTGAGCCCGTAGAATGTGATCAGCTTCGCCAGCGCCCCGCCCTCGTCCAGCTCGTATACGAACTCGGTGGCCGGCACGAACCGGACGGACAGCGCCTGCCCCGGCCCGCCGTCCAAACACAGCGCCACCCGCCCGCCGACAAAGCAGTCCCTGACGCCGTGCAACAGCTTCTTCTGCCACCGGTTCTCCCCGAGCGTCCGCGCGAGGAAATCCTCGATCGCCCCCGCCGCCCGGGCGTCCTCCGCCGCCGCCTCAACGCGCAGTTCCGGCGCGCGCCCGGCCATGAAGCGGCTCTCCTCCTTAATCAGCTTCTTAATCAGGTTGGTGGTCAGGCGGGCGTCCTCCTCGCCCTCCACTTCCCCGTCGTACAGCCGGTACAGCTGGTTGAGCTCCGTCAGCTCCCTTTGCACCTCCCCGCCGTACAGCGCTCCCAGCTCCAGCTTGATCCACTCCATGTTGGTCATCGGCATCCCCTCCCGCTGACAAAGTGGTCGCGGCCCATCAGGCCCTCGTTCATTCGCTCCGCCAGCCCCGTGGTGGCGTCGGGCGCGTCATCGTGCAGGTTCGCGCCCTTTCGCATGTAGCCCGCCATCGCGCGCTGGTACTCCGGCCAGCGCCTGGCCCAGTCGGACGGGAACAGCACGTTGTTCATCACAGTGGGCGCGGCCACCAGGATGCGCGCCTCCTTGTTCTCCCGCTGCGCCCGGGGGATCACGCGGGTGCCCCGCCAGAGGGATCTCGAAAACATCAGCGCCTCGACGTTCCTGGCGAATCCCCTGCCGCCGTTGTTGCTCTCGATCCAGGCCTCGTGCACGCCGTTTCGCGCCAGCATGTCGGCCATCAGCGGCTCCGTGATCTCCATGCCCCGATCCGAGTAGAGCACGTCGATCACCCAAAGCCGTCCCTCCAGCTGGCCCGCGACCACCGCGCACAGGTAGTCCCTTCCGGTGTCGGCGGTGTCCGCGTAGCAGAGCACCTTCTCGAACGCCGCCTCCCCGCCCGGCCCCCTGGGCAACTCCTCGTAGGTGGTGAAGTGGTCGTACAGCCGCCCGGTGATGTCGATGGGCTGCTGCTGGTAGTTGGCCAGCGCGATCTCCGGGCTGGTGGTCTTTAGGATCTGCCGCCAGCGCGCCCAACTGAGCAGTTCTCCGCACAGCATCTCATGGCGCTGCTCGTCCAGGCACGCGGGCAGGCGGATCACGTGCCAGCCCTCCGGCTCCCGCTCGGTCAGCCGCCCGGCGAGGTCCCCGGTCGCCCAGCGGGTCATCACCACGATCTGAACCGCCCCCTCCTCGAGCCTTGAGAAGAAGGTGTCGTTGTACCAGGCGAACTGCGCCTCCAGCGCGGCTTCGTTCAGCGCTTCCAGGTGGTTTTTGACCGGGTCGTCGATGATGCCGATGGAGCAGCCCACGCCGGTGATGGTGCCGCCGAACCCGGCGGCCAAAAAACTCATCGGCTGGCCCTCCAGCGCCCAGAGCGTGGCGGACGCATCGCCCTTTTGCAGCCGCACACCCGGGAACACGTCGCTAAAGATGCGCCCGCTTCCACTTACCCGGGTGGCCGCGATCCCGCTCCGAACCGACCTGGAGAACCGCTCCGCCAGCCTCTCGTTGTAGCTGACCGCGATGATTCGCTCCGACGGATTCCTGCCCAGCGCCCATTGGCCAAACAGCGCCAGCGTGTAGCTCTTGCCCATCCGGGGCGGCAGGTTGACGATCAGCTTCCGGCAAACCCTTCCGTCCGGCCCCGGCAGCCTCCCCTCGACCAGCGCCTGAAGCGCCTCCGCCAGCCGCCTCAAGTGCGGCCTGTCCTCCCGGAAGAACTTCGGGTTGACCGCCCGGCAATAGGCCCAAAAACTGCGCCTCGCCTCCACCAGCGCGCCCGTCCCCGCAATCTCCCGCAGGATGTCCCGCTTCCCGCCCAACGCCCGCTCCTTTCCGCCATTCCGCCCGGCCGACGCGCCGTCCCTGTCGCGCTGCGCGCTTCTCCCCGGGTGCGCCTCGTGACCAGGATGCGCAGCCGCTTCCATCCCCCCGCGATCTTCCTGCATCGAATGATCGCCCGCGCCATTCGGGTCGTCACGTTTCCCCGGCCGCCAGCTTTTCGATCCGCTCCCACAGTTCCGGCTCCCGCATCAATGCCTCGCGGAGTTCCCGCACCGCCTCCTCGCGGGCCTGAACGCGCAGCCGCTTCCGGTCCCCCGCCATCTTCTCATACTGGATGGCGACCCGCGCCGCCTGGATCAGCCCGGCCGCGGCCTTTTCGGCGGGCATCTTGTCGAACAGCCCCGCCTCGTCCCCAATCCTGCGGCCCAGCTTTCCGATCACCAGCTTCAGCGCCGCGCCCGCCGCGTCGAAACCGGACTGCTTCTCGATCAACCGGCCCAGCGCGTCCAGCTGCCTTTCGAACAGCCGCTCCATACGCTCGTCCGCGGCCCTCCCGGCCTCCCGCCGCCCCACCGCGCCCTTCGTGACGGAAAACCCCGCCTTCGCCAGTTCGTCCACGATGCGCTGATAGGTGCAGCCCCCATCCGAGAGCATCCGGTCGATCGCTTCCCGCGCCTCGTCCGGCAGCTCCTCCACCTTCGCCGATGTGCGGGGCACCGTTTTGCCGCCTTGCCGCTCCCGGGCGCCGGGCGCAGCCTCCCGCGCGCCTCCGGCCGGCTCCTTCTTTTTCCTGCCGCGAGCCTTCGGTTCGCCCGCCGCCCCCACGCCCTTTTCCCCAATGGAACGGGCCCGCCCCGAAATCAGGCGGGTTTCCGCTGCCGCGCCGCCGCGTGCAACGTCCGCTTCCTGCGCGCTCCCCCGCGCCGCGGCCTCAAGCGCGCCGTCCATCCCCGAAGATCACGCCGGGGTCGTCGATGTCTCCCTCGGCCAGGTTGCAGCCCGCGGCGGTGAGCTGCACCAGCGCGCCGCGCAGCGGCGTGAGTTCCGGCTCGGACCCTTCCTTGTAGCCGATGGTCACAAAGCCCTTCTTCGGGTCGGCCAGGTAGAATAGCTGCGCGGGCACCTCGGTCTCGGCGGCGGGGTGCTCGCTCATCAGCGCAAACACCAGCGTCTTAACCGGCATCGGGGGGTGCCCGAAGTCCCTGTACAGCATGGTCACGATGTCGCCGCGCAGTTGCTTGCGCTTGACCAGATCGGTATTGGTCGCCATCAAATGCCCTCCTTTTCTCGGAAGCCGTTTACGATCAGCTCCCGGATCTGACTGAGCTGCGCCTCGATGTTCTGGGTCATGCGGATCAGGTCGTCGCGCAGCGCGTACTTTTCGGGCAGCTGCGTCAACAGCATGTCGTAGCGGTCCTCCTGACGGCTCATCCGCTTTTCCAGCGCGTCCATCCGCTCGCCGGTGACCTTCTCGCTGCGTTCGATCTTGCTTTCCAATTCCGCGATCAGCCGCCGGATGAACCACGCCAGCGCCGCGACCATCAGGCCCACCGCGGTCGTCACGACCCAGTACGCGTACCGCGCCTCCATCCCCTCACCCCTCTCCGATCCGGAATAAAAAATTCCGGGAGTGTTTCCACTGCCGGAATCATATCCGATTGCCGCGAAAAACGCCGCGCGAAGCGGTTCGCAGTTTTGCTTCGCATCCCCGCCGGTTTCTTTTCCCGTCACCGCGCCCCGGACAGGATCGCCTGCACCGTGCGCATAGAAACCCCGTAGCGCCGGGCCAATTGCGCGGTATTCATTCCGTCGTACTCAGTGCGAATCTGCCGGGCGCGCCGGGCGGCCGCCAATGCGTCCAGTTTGGGGATGTAGAGCGGCGCGCCCCCGTAAACCTCGCACAGCCGGAGCATCGCCTCCAGCCCGATGACCTCCGCCAGCCTCCGATGCGCCTCGGGCAGCATGTCCCGGGTGATCCCCTCCAT